AATATTATTAAAATATTCATGTATATTTGGATTTTGTGGTGAAAAATTCCAACATATATATCCATTTTTTATTTTTGATATAACATTATCTATATAAAGATCTTGCCAATCTTTTGTTAATTCTCCCAATGCATAATTACTTATGAAATAATTTTCATTTTCATAATTATACTCATCAAGAATAAATGCTTCAATATTATATTTATTATTTGTCGTAGTTTCACAAATATTAATATAATGTTTTTGCAGATTATTTACTTCTAACAAATCAAGAATTTCATATTTATCAATAGTAATATCAAATAAATGTGATAATTCAAATAAAAATACACTTTGTGATCCATAACCACCACCAACTTCAACTATTTTTAAATTATTAATATTTAAATCATTTTTCATATGATTTAAAATATCTAATGTATACTGAACATATCTTAATGTTGTTGGTGATAATAATATTTCATTATTATTTATTGTAAAAGAATAATTGGTTGGATTTCCAATATCATTTATTTTCTTAATTTTATTCAAATCTAATTCAATATTATAATTTAAAATATTTTCTAAATATTTTAAGCCATATTCATATGAAACATTATCAACTATTGATTTTAAATATTGATTTTCTTTAAATTTTAAAATATTTATTTCATCAATATCTCTACAATGATATTTAAAACCATCATATCTATTGTCAATCATTATTTATTATATATAATATATAATGTTTAAATCAAAAATCATTAATTAATTTTTTAAAATTTTCTCCACATTTTTCAGGACTCAAGTTTTCTAATATATATTCTCTTGGCTTATATGTCTCTATTTTATTTATGAATTTATTATATGTTTCTGTAAATTCTTCTTTTTCTTCAAAAAATTCTCCACATCTTTCATGCCAATATGAAATATTTGTACATTGTATATTGGGATAGTTAGCACCTTCTTCTTGTGACATATATTTAACTTTCCATACTAATAATGGTACATCACATGATAATGCTTCTTCTATTGCAAATCCCTGACTTTCATGTGCATCTATAATAATACCAAATTTTGCATTTTGTAAACATTTTAAATATTCTTCCTCTTTATATTTTTTAACATAATCAAATATTTTATAATTTATATTTTTTTTATAAAAGAAATTTTCTATAAATAATAATTCTTCTGGTTTTCTTCTTTTAAAATAAATAAATACTTCATTTTTTTCATTATTTTCTATTGGTTTAAATTTATCTATTTCTACTGGAAATGGAAATTCTTTTATTTTTATTACATTTTCAACATTAAAATTTCTCCAAGTATCAGCAGCCCATTTACTAGGTTGAATATATATAGAGTTTTTATATATGTTATTTATATTCAATAATCTATTATCAGGAAAAACAGAAAAATGAGGACCAAATATAAATTTTTTATTACGAAATTTTGAAGAATCAATTGGATGATTAGGAGAATATATAATATCATATTCATTTACTTCATTTATACTACCATATTTATATTCAAAATTTATAGATTTTAATAATAATTCTAAACCGATCATATTTTTATGATGAAAATTTCCAATAATTAACAATTTCATAATTATAATTTATATAAATATGAAATGTTTAAATAATAATTTTATTCCAATTAATTGGAAATAAATCTTGTGTTTCATTTGTTGATCCATTCCATACTGAAGGATAACATACGATTTTTTCATTATTGTTAAAATATGCTCCCCACCAACTAAAACTACTATTTGCTATAATATTATGTTCACATAAAGACATTAGCAACATTTGTTCATAATCTATTATATTATAATCACAAATCAAAATTTCCAAATTAGGAAACTCGACATTAATTCTTTGTATATGTTGTTCTATTTTTTCTTTATCTTTTAATTCTCCAAATATTAATATATAATTGTTTCTCTCAATATTATTGATTTTATCTTTTAAAAAGTCAATAGATTTTATATAGTATTCTATATCTAAAACAGGATGCATTGTTAAATTTTTAACATAGTCTCCTATTCTAAAGTGGAGAGAAATAGGAGTTTTATTAGAAAAATAATTGCTATATTTTTCTTTTATTATTAGTTTTCTCTCTTCTAGTCCAATCAATCTTATTATTTTTTCATATTCATTCTCAAAATATTTATAACTTTGATAATAACCAAATAATTTAAAATCTTTATTAATATATGGAATTTTGGTATATTTAAAAAAACGTACTTCTCTATATATTGGTAAATTCATTGAATTATTATATGTAAATTTTGAGAGATTATTTAAAAGATTATCCCAATATGTTGGTCTTAAACTAATATTATCAAGTGGTGATACTTTATCTGGTTTATTATTATTGATTTTAAATGGAATTTTATTTTCACATGAGTAAGATATTCCACAAAAAATTTGAAATAATTGATTACCAAGACCCCCCATTAATTCTATATAAATCATTTAAATAATAATAAAATATTATTTTTAAATGATATTTTATTATTATTTCAATATAGAATATATTATGATAAAATTAACTCACTATCAATTAATATTAAATAAAAACAAATAAAATTGAATAAAAAAATAATAATAAATCCATTATAAATGATTATTAAATTAATAAAAATACTAATAAATAATTTATTTTCATATAGTAATAATGTATTAATTAAAAGAGAGCCATATATTAGCTACAATGATGATTCAGTTATAAGTGATGTTATTACAATAGTTCGGATAGAATCTTATTGTGATACCGAAGAATATATTTTACCATTCAGGGTATAGTTCTTTATTAAATATTGTCTTGTAATCATTACACCAAAAATCATAATCATATTTTATTGTAAATAGTAATTTATCATTTTGATATTTTTTATGTTTTTCTATAATTTTAATATAATATTTAATTAAATCCAATAAAACATCATCTTCATATATTAACATTTTATCGAATATATAAATACTATTAATAAATTTTTCAATAGTATTTATTTCAATATATAAATTATTCAAATCAATATTATTAAATATATAAAATCTTGAATTATAGTTTCTTAACACCAGTTCAAGTGTATATATTTTACCAACTATTACTTTATTATAATATTCTTCTCTCAATAATTTATATATATATTCTGAAATATCATTTGGTAAAATTCTAGACAACAAAGTTTTCATTTTTATTGTATAAATTATAATGAATATAAATTTAATCAATTTTATAAACTATATATATATGGATAATAGTATAAAAATTATTATTGAAAATTTTAACAATAATATTTCAAAGAAGAGAGAGATAGATAGTTTTTTTATTTTATTACAAGAAAAAGTTGATTATTTAAATAGTATATATCAAAAATATTTAGCATCTAATATTAAAGATAAGCTTCATGGTTTGGATTCACTTCATTTTCAGAGTAAATTAGTAGTTCAAGAAATGGATAATAATAAAGTATTATTTAATATTATAAAAAATAGAATTTATGGGGACTATTATAAATTATTCAAAAATATATTGAAATATTCATTAGAAGTTTTACCTGATTCAAATATTCTTAAGAATTTTGAAAATAAAGAATTTCCAATATACAAAGATTTATCTATAACTGATCAATATGATTGTGAATTAGTAATTGAATTATTTAACGATATTGTTACAATAATTAATAATTTAATTGAAGATAATAATTTGAGAGAAGCTCATTTGAACGAACAAAAAAAATGTAGAGATAGCGGAATCAATATTAATAATATGGTAGATAATTATAATTTTAATATTAATTTTATAAAAAATAACATAGATTTATATTCCAATTATTTACATAATTTTAATAGTTTTCATAACAAATATTTATCACGACTTATAAATACAATAGACATTTTTTATTCACAAGTAATATATGACATTTCTAATAATAAACAACTAGAAAATACTGAAGAAGAAAATACTGAAGAAGAAAATATAACATATGATTTATCCGATAATAAAACTTTCGAATCATTAAAAACAAATGAATTTATGAATCTGGAAAATATTTTAGAGAGATTCGAAAAAAATAAATTATTATTAAGAGAAACAATTAAAGATTTTGATAAAATTGAATTTGAATTAAGTGATAGTGAATTAGAATATAAATTTATTTCTATTTAATATATTAATGGATTGTCCAATATGTTATAAAATAATTGAAAATAGTTGTATAGGTTCTTGTGTTCATCATTATTGTTACAGTTGTTTAATTAAGTGGTGTAAATTTGGTGGAACTACTTGTCCAATATGTAGTGAAACTATAAATGAAATTAGATTTGATAAAGAATTTGATAGTATAAATAATCCTTCGTCTAATAATACTCTTGTATTAGATTATTTAAAAATTGTTAATATTGATTTTAAAGAACCAGGAGAACCAGGAATTACAATAGAAAATAATAATGATAATGTAGGTGTTAAAGTAAAAAAAATAAATAAAAATGATTTATGTTATAAAGGTGGTATAAAAAAAAATGATATAATTTTATATATAAATAATGTTCCCTGTATAAATCATATTCAAACCGTTAATATAATAAAAAATTGTTTTAATAATAAAAAAAAATGTAAATTTTATTTATTAATTTAAAAATTTCATTTATTAATTTAAAAATTTCATTTATTAATTTAAAAATTGATTTAAAAAAAATAATATAAAAAAAGGATTATATAAATAATAATTATGGAAAAACGTATTGCTCAAAAAGTGGATGATTATTTTGATACATTTAAATCTGGTATTAAAGATTGGGTTCAAAATAATGATTCTATAAATTTTTCAACAAAAAGTGATTTACTCAAATTTATTTATGATTTTGATAATTTATCTTTAGATAAAGAAGATTTTACAAAACGCAAACGTATTAAATCAAGTGTCCCTCAATATTTAAGATGTATTGCTTGTAGAGCTAATGGAGAACAATGCACACGTAAAAAAAAAGATGATAATGATTATTGTGGAACTCATGATAAAAATCGCCCACACGGTGTAATTAGTGACCAAATTAAAACTGAAGAAAAATTAAATAAAGTAGAAGTATTTATTCAAGATATCAATGGTATTTTATATTATATTGACCATAATGAAAATGTATATAGCACTGAAGATATTTTAAATAATATTTTAAATCCAAAAATAATTGCAAAATATAAGGTTGAAGATGATAAATATATATTAATCAATTAAATATATATAAAAATTTCATAGTAATATTATTATGATTCAATTAATTTTATATAATTTATTATTTGTAGATAAAACTTTTTTTTTATCACATGTAATGCCAAAAAAATATTATAGCACTATATCAAATAATGAAATTTATTATAAAAGAAATTTAAATAATAATTTTGAAACTTTAAAACTTCTCTCTCAAGATAATAGTATAATAAAAAATAAAATATTAAACGAAGTGAAATTTATATTGAATAGACGAACAAAAGTATATATTCATCTAGAACAATTAATAAGTCGCACAAATATTTATCATATTGGTATATCGTTTAAATCCATTTTTAAAACAATAAGATATGATATAAGGCCTGAAAATTTTGTTAATTTGGAAAAATTGCCTTATAATATGAAAACAAAATACAAAACTTTATTTTGGGACTATTCGATTAAATCAATAAAAGAAATAAAAGAGTATGAGAGAAGTATGAATTTTAAATATTTTTTAGGTGTAAATGATTGTAGACATTATGTAAATAATTTGACATTATGGTCTTGTAATAATCCTACACCAATATGGAGATTATATATGTATTTTGATGATTTATAAAATTGATTAAAATTTTATTCTATATATTAATACAATTAATATATGGAATTGAACTGTGCTTTGGAAGTATTGGCAAAATACTATAATATGGAAACCGATAAAATAGATAGTATTTTGAAATCAAATATGCAAGAAATAAACGAAACGAATTTTGCTTTTCCATTTAATGGTAAAATAAATGAAGACAAATGTAAAGCGATTGTTTTTAATCATGGGTTATATACTCAGTGTAACAAAAAAACAAAAGGCGAATTTTGTACTGGTTGTAATAAATTAAAATATGGTAGTATTGAAGAAAGAATTAATATTAGTAAAGGGAAATTTGTTACTAAATCTGGAAAGAAAGAAGTAGAATATGAAAAAATTATTCAAAAACTAGGTTTTACTTATGAACAAGTTATAACTATTTTTAGAAAATATACTTTTGAATATAATCTAAATGAAAGTGCTTTCAAAAATAGTGATAAAAAACAGAGAGGCAGGCCAAAAAAAGAAGTAACAAAGAAAAAAGAAGAACCAAGTGAAGAATGTGAAGAAATAGAAGTAGAAGAAGTAATTGTTGATGAAATTAAATACTACAAAACAGATGAAAATGTTCTATTAAATCAAGAATATGAAATTGTAGGTATTTATAATAATGGTAAATTGGAAAAATTATGAAAAAATGAAAGTAAAAAAGGCGTGTGTGTGTGTGTGTGTGTAGGATATATCAGTTAAACATATAATACATTCTTGGTCCATTATAA